GCTAAGGCCCGAGGCTAAAGATACCGGCCTCGGGTTGCACGTAATCGCCATGTGGATTTCGCAGAATCCTGTTCAAATCACAAGCCCCAGCTTAATCTTGAATTAAACAATCAAGATTAAGAACGCCTGAACCGTTGAATGCGAATCATTGCTTAATTAGCCCGAAGAACACTTTTTTAAATCGATTTTTGACGTTAGTTTCAGTCGCTAAACCCTCGGATTTGAGGCTGTGGTCACAATTCTAAACTCATTTCCCCAAGTAATTATCACTCTGCGTAAAACTGGCTGGAAAACCATCACACCTCTACTACTCTTTAACATGTATGGCTTAACCGCCTGCATCAATGCCAACTTTTAGCGCACGGCTCTCTCCCAAGAGCCATTTCCCTAGACCGAATATAGGAATCGTATTCGGTCTTTTTTTAACTTTTTGTTTTTTAAGGAAAAAAAATCAACCCGCCCTAAATTGTCCGAAATTTGTCCGAAAATCTATATTCGGTCTTCATAAGATTTCATATTCTTTCCCCCTTGTATCAAGATATTTATTAGTCATTTTTTCTGACTTATGGCCCATCAGCCTTCTCGCAAAATCCTTCCCTCGCTCCTTCTCGTAAAGCCGTCCGGCTAAGCTTCTGATTTCATGAAATGTTGGTGGTGAATCTTCAAAGCTCAGATTCGTTGCCTGCCTGGCTGTAACAAATTTTTTTGTTAAACCATCCGGGTGAAGAGAACCATCAGGGCTGTTTTTTCGGATACCTGCGCTGATCATAAAATCAGTTGTGTTTGCCCGCCGGCACTTTGCAATTACATCGCTGAGCTTTAAGCCAACAGCACGAAGTTCCAGATCTATAGGGATAGAAAGCATAGAGCCTGTTTTTCCCTGCTGTACAAGTAAACGGCCATCTTTAATCTGATCGAAACGCATAAGCGCGACATCCTCGCGGCGCTGAGCGGTAATGAGAGCAAGATCCATCGCAAGACCAAACCATTGAGGCAATTGATTTGCTGCTAACCTAATTGCATTGTATTGCTCCAATTCAAGTCGTTCGCGTTTAACTGTAATTTTAGCGGCACGGGTAGGTGATACAGGATTAACTGCGACATGCCCCTCAACAATCGCCTCTCTAAAGATGTCCGACAGAACAGAACGCATTGTCACAGCCATAGAGGACTTGTCCTGCAATACCCACTCCTCGAGAAATTCGGCCACATGTTTAGTCGTGATCTTGCTTAAAACCATGCCACCCATCCTTTCCTCAATGGTAGCGATTTGGCCTTTTCTAACTTTGACTGTGTTACCAGCCAATTTCCTTCTTTCAAAAATTACCGCATAACGTTCTAACCAACTTTTTAGAGTTAGCTCCTGCTCACCTTTCAATTTCTCAAGAAGTAGCACTGGCGCATAATTCTGCTCAATATAATTATTTGCTTCTATTGCCTGAGCAATCGCATCCCTGCGAGCTAATTGGCCAAGGCTAATTTCTTTTCCAGTAATAGGATTGCGCCAAAAATACACCTTACGGCCTTTCCGATAGGTGAGATTCTTGGGCAAATTTGCATCATATCTTGCGGGCCGCCGTGTCATTCATTACCTTTTGCATAAATGCACTCTTGGCCGGTTTATGGCTTTGTGCTTCTCTGATTTTTTTTCCGGTTTTAACATCGCTCGGATTTATATAAATCGCATCAGCCCTAACAACATATTGTCGGCCATGTTTTTCCGGGGCCGGATAAATGCAACCACCTCTAGCCCAACGCTGGAGTGTTTGAACCGTTGGTTTGTACTCTGCATAATTGGCGTCACGCCATTCTTCCAGTGTCAGTAACTTTGTCATTGGTCATGCCTCACACGACCGGCTGAACACTAATTTACTCTGTCCAGCCGGATAATTTGATTTTAGAAAATCAGGCCTGATATTCTGGGCGCAGATCATTAATAACCAGCTGAAAACGCTCTATGTCGTCGACAGTAAGATCGCGTTCTGAGCGCCTATATAGCGCCTCAACGGTCGCGAAATCATCTGCTGAACCACAGCTAGTCAATAGGGCGCTGATTTTCTCAGCAGTGGTAATTTGTCTGTGGCGCTGGACAACCTTGTTTTTCAATTCCGTGAACGCGCTGATCCCTAATTTTGATTTTTCGCTCTCAATATTCGCGCGGATTTGTGTTGTCTGTTCGGCCGAGCTGGCGTCAGCGATTGCTTTCCTGAATTCAGCTGCGCTACCTGCCGCATCAACCGGCGGTGCAGAACGGCGGCCATCTTCTTTGTTCGCACCAGTAAGCTGACTGACGCTCACGCGCTCTGCCTGCTGATTAGGGTTAATTTCTTTCTCTTGACGATCCTCAAGTTCATCGCGGGAATAAACCCCCAAAATAACCTCAGGGCAATAAAGCCGTGCCCAACGTTTAACGGCTAGATAAGCCAATTGCTGCCGTGGATCATCCGCCCAAAGAGTAGAGTTGCGCGTTCTGGCTTGCGCAAGTAGCAGCACTAGTTCCCTGGGTTCGTCCTCACCTTTTAAAGTTGCCCAGGCACGGATCCCTATTCCTTGTTCATCGGCCAGCTTCCATCCTGAAACACGGTATTCTTGCCCTTTATCATTTTTTCTAATATCAAACTTGCCAATCACTTTATCCCAGGGACCGAACCAGTCGAACTCTAAGCGCCCCTGGAGCGGGCCGCGCGTGGTAATGACGGCATTCACAAGCTGTGCTTCATAGCCCAGCACGCCATTTACTGTGAAGGTTTTCTGTGCAACAGCAAATGGGTTCATCTGCCATTGTGCCGCCTGCATGGCAATTGCCATACAGTCAGCTGGATTACCCTGCAGGTGCTTAGGCACCGTCGCAATCCCGCTGGCCATAACCTGAGCAAAATTGCTGATAGCGGTTAAATATTGCGGATTGAACAGGGCAATATTTGAATTAGTTACCGCGTTTTCTTCTTGAGTAATAATATCCGTCATTTCACTGTTCCTCAGGCTAAGCGCAGGGCTTCAAGGCGGCGCTGGTCAAAATCGTTAAGCTCGTCGGTAAATTCGTCAGTAATTGGCGCTGGCCATATGCCGGTATCGAGAGCGTGCTGAATGTCGCGCATGGTTTTTTTATACTCCAGACGGCCTAATTCCAGCAGTTCGGTCGACGCCTCAACAATTGCCACCCAGTTGTAACCTTCGTCTTTATTAACGAAGATCCAAAAGAACTGATCGAACGCTGCCACATCGCTATACATAGCGGCGCTGAGGTGGTAATCGCGGTCAATAATTTCACGGTGCAGGCGCGATTTGACTGCTTGCTGCTTCACATTCCACATGCTGATAGTTTTCAAATCAAAACCAAGGCGCACGCCGTCTAAGTCGATTTCAAGATCTGGGCGAACGCGAATTTCTAAGCCGGTATCTTCATCGAATCCAAAATAACTGGCCTCAACGGTACGGTTAGCATGCTTGATCATTGGTCCAGCGGACGAATGGCTATACAGAGCTTGCTGGATTGCTGTTGCTTCCTCCATCTGCTGTAGCGTTACCTGGATGCGCGCATCGTCAGCATTGCGCCAGGCATCGATTAGTTCATCTGCAAAGATAGCCTCAGGGAACACTGTTCTTATTCTCGCTGCCATTTCCTCTTTACTTCCGCTTACTGCCAGGGGAGTAGGAATGGCACGCTCCCTCTCTACAAGTTCAGGTTGAATAAGGGCTAGCTGCTCGAGCAAATTATCACGGCTCCCACTCACTTTTAACGGCTCGGGCAGTGTAGAGTTGTACTCTTTAATGCACGCTTTCATTGATGTAGCGGTGAATTTCTGACCCTCAGGTATGTTTTGATATTCCTTCGGGAGCAGGGTATAAAACTGCCCGATTTCATCTGCGTTACCCCCTAATGCGTACGGCGTTGGCAGTGTGGCGTTGTACGCTTCCAGCATCGCTTTGATGACGTCCAGGTCAGTTACTTTTGGCAGACTAGCATTGTGCTTATCGATAAATTCGCGCATCGATGCCGACCCAGTAAACGCAGCCTCAGGGATAACGGGTTCAATGCTAAATTCCTGATCCAGCTTTTCGGGTTCAAGCGCCAGGGTGTGGACCAAATTCCCCATATCAAGGAACTTGGTTTTTCTTTCTTAATAGTTTTGGCAACATGCCTGGCGTTGTAATACATCAGAGATACTCGAGCATCTTTGAGCATCGTGCTGCTTATACCGTTTGCGGCGTGATAAGCATCGTTCGAAAGGGACAGATAGCGACCAGGTTCAAAATAGTAGTGTGCGGTTGCCGGCTGATGTTCTTCGACTGCGTCGGATTGCGAAAAGGTTTCTGCCTCTTGGACATTACTCGAGGCAACTTCCACCTTAACAGTTGTTGATTCATTTTCCTGAGCTGCTGTAGGCTCAGCTGCTGAAAGGGAGGCTAGCGGTGAAGCATCGAAGATTTCAGACACATCAAAGCGACCACCGCCGAGACTTTTCAACTCGGGTTCATCGGTTTCCGCCGAACAGCTCTCTTGCTCGGAACTAGCTTTAGCATCAAGCTCTCCAAAATCTGGCAGGATTGGATGCCCCCATAGCTGCAACTTCACATAATCCCTGCGCGCGTCGGCATCTTCGACCAATTTTAAGTTTTTGTAACCATCGGCCATGATTGACCACAGTTCGCCACGTGGGATCTCGAGAATGCCGGGAATAGTCCGGTAAGAGGTTGTCCATGCGCGCCAGGCAGGATCGCGCGACTCGATAATAAATTTTGCCTTCCGCACATCCGAGGCTTTAGCCTCATCTGGATTAATTGACAATAGGTGCAGAGCTACCTCGAGCTCGAGCATGTCGTAAGTACGTGTCACCGCTCCAGCAGACACGGATTGTGTAGGTGCTGTCTTAATACGTTTTTGCCATGAGTTTAGAATTTTCTCTTGGTCTTCACGTTTTGCGCCGAAAAAGCTCGCTAGAAACTCGCCAATCAATTTAATTGATGGAGGAGTTCCAAGCGGTGGCCAAACAGCCTTGGTAGCGTTGACTGCTTTAACGATTAGTTCCGGATAGCACTTATCAAGGTTTGGGAAATCAGCCGAAGCAATGCGTAGGTTTTGAAAATAGTGCTGCCCGGCATCTTCGATATGTGCATCGATAGTCACCAATTGGTCGGCAGTAATCTGAATGCAGTCAGCTCCAAACAGCCATGCGCCGCCGAGTTTTCTTTCTCTGCTTAGGTTTGTCGCAAAAATCGCTCCAGCCTCAAGCGGCGGGAATGACGCATCCACCTCTGAAACTTCTGTGGGAGTTGTGTCGATTGGCAACCACGTTCTTTGGTCATCAGCGAGCTGATAACGAGTGCACCATGTACCATCAAAAATTGCCTCTGCGGGCAGATCATCATACACAGGGTAATCAGTGCGCACAGGTTTGAAATAGTCTTTTGCGTCCAGTTCTGCGTCTTCGAAATGGTTCTCAAAATCACGTTTTGCCCGTGCATCATTTTTGGCTTCAAACCAGATGAAAAGTGATGGGACACTGACGTTTTTCTTTGCCCGTAAATGGTAGGCATAAATATTTTGCATTGCATCGCTCCGTTTAGGGTAGAATGCAGGCCGATCGGTGTTCTGCATCCTTGTGATAGTGGTCATTGGTCATGCCTCGGTTGCTGGGGTTGGTCCCCTGGCAACCCATCCCCGAGATGTAAAACCGGGTAGGGGAGCCCGCTTTGTGCGGGCTTTTTTACGTTTTAATCGCAATAACTCATATTGCAATGAGGGCAGCCTATAACATGGCTATTTCCAGCTTTAATAATGCTGATTCCAGTTGTTTCTAAATACCCCTCAACTCTCTGATAGATATTTTTCTTACAGCGATAACAGATTCCTGTTCGCGGTGAGAAATTAGGAAAGCATTTTCTCTCACAATATTCGCGTTGCGCCTTAATTGATAAGTCAGAATCGAACTCAATTGAATCCATTTCACCTTCTCTTGAATCCCTAATATTTACCTCCGGCTGCTTTAAAGATGCAGATAAATAATAAAACCCCTCCATCAGTCTCGGAGGTAATTAACTAAAAATTAATGAAAATGACGTTTTAGGAGCGAAGTTAATAAAAGGCCAGTAAGGATCTCGACGGGGTCTACATCACATACGTCACTTTTAACAACGTTGCTATCCTTCATATCAAGCTTTATACAAGCACAGCGCGCACAGTCAAAGGTACCAAAGTTTTCACCTGTCGGAAGGATAGCCGCAACCGGGTATTCGTCATTTTCAGAAGGAGCTAAATAACCAATTACGGAACCATTATTAGTTACCTCTGCAATATTCTTGAAAATCTGCTTAACCTTAATTTCAACATTAATTACTTTCATGGTCATGCCTCTTATTAGTGATGGTGTTATTACAACTGTGTTTATTCCTGCAGTTCAATGCATATTAATTTCACTATAAATATTAATGCGTTCCGGCAGATTCAAACTCTTGGGGAATAACCCGAGTTTCGAACGGACGTTTAATTGCCCGCAGATTTCCAACAGGTTCAAACCTGTAAAGCCCGCTGGTGTAGTCGAAAGAACCACGCCAAGATGCACCGGTACGTTTGTTACGAAGAAAAACTTCTTTCCCACTATTAGGGATCAAGTTGGTCATTGGTCATGCCTCGGTCATTGAAACTGAATTTGGGTGCGGTCTTTGCCAGCTGTCAGAACGTTTTTCACCTGCTGCGTTAGCGAATCATCCGGTTCTTCATACGCCACCGGCGGCTACTTCGTGGGCATCCTGCCTCTTCGCTGTTGCTTTGATGGGGTAAGTAAACAACAACTTTACCACTTGGTCAATTAAATATTTATTTAATGGTCAAGTCTAACTTGATTTGAGAGTTTTGGGGTAAAAAAAAGCTGCCGGATTTCGGCAACTCTTATGGGGGAAAACTTCAACGGGGAATGTTTAAATCAATGACTACTCGTTGTCTTTGACTCTTTTTCTAACATATTTTTCAACAAATTCATCAAGTTCTTTCAATCTAGCATTGAATGCTGCGATCATGTTTTTTTGCTCTGCATCGGGCAGTTGGCGATACAATTTTAATAGCTCTGACTCATTATCATTAAGCCCACTATCCTCATTTACATCCTCACCCAATAACCAGGCAACAGAAACTCCCGCAGCTTCAGCAACGGCTAATGCAGATTCTTTGCTAAGTTTCCCAGTCTTAAACCAGCCTGTAACAGCCTGTTTACTAACGCCAGCAACGCGCGCCATCTCAGTCTTCGTAAACCCTTTTTGAGCCAGTTCAGACAGTCTGGAAATAAGACCAATATTAGTATTTTTCGTAATCATGCTTGCATTGTAAACCTTTGCTTTACGACAAGAAAGAAAGTGAATATTGACCAATTGGTAAATTAATGCTTTACTTGCCATAAATATCACGGAGGTTTTATGACTGGCCTTAATAAAGCAATTCTCATTGCTGGCTCTGCTAGCAAGCTCGGACAAGCACTTGGTGTCAGTCGAATGGCTGTATGCCTTTGGAAACAAAAAGGTGTACCAGCTGATCGTGTTCTGGCGATTTTAAATAGCACGGGCGTAACCCCACATGAACTTCGACCCGATCTTTATCCAAATCCCACAGACGGTTTATCACAACAGCAGAATAACCAATCAGCTTAAAAAGGATTGATTAATGGAAATCAAACACGAACAACTTCGCGATGCTTTACGCGGATGGGCTGCAGAAGCAACGCAGCGCACGGTGTCCGCAGCAATCACCCGCGCTTTTTTTCAAGCAGATATTTCCCACAAGCTCCTTGCTCGTATTGAGTTAGACAACGGAACAGTTGATTACGCAGCCTGGCACAACAATAAGCAGCAGATTTTCCGCTGGCTTGACAGTGACTCGCCCGCCGCGAGGAAAAAAATCGAAATATTGTACCCGGCGATCTTGGCCGCGTTGCCTGCCGAACTGAGGGCAAGACTGGTGGCAGGCAACAGCATTGAATATTTAGCCATTCGGGCGCTCAAAGAACACCAGGAGGCTATCGCTGCCGCGCTACTGCACGCATCCCCGATCGTCTTTGAAAGGGAGTGTGATGAAGCTGAGCGCAGTTTTTACGAGTTGAGGCGCGCTTACGCCGCATTGCATTAATCGAGGCATGACCAATGACCAAAAACCACGATGATTTTCTATTGACCCAAATTACTCGGCAGTTGGTGGAGAACAAATTTGAACAGGGTGTAGCAAACAGCGCGGCAATGGCGGCTGTTGACCACAAGCGCAGTAATCCAAATGTGAAGGTTGCAGAGCTGATCACCTGGGCAAAAAGTTACGCCAAGACGTATCAGCGCATCAAGGATAAGCCGGCAGTAAGCAGGCAGCCGGCAACGGCCCAGCGCAGGCACTTCTGAATCGAAAAAGTAACGCATACAGCGTTACAGGTTAATCAATATTGAGGCGCATATGGCGGCAAGTTGGATAAAAGTTGAAGTTATCACCCCGGATAAACCTGAGGTGTTCCAATTGTCGGAAGTGTTGGAGTTAGATCCTGACGCAGTTCTTGGAAAGTTGGTCCGTTTGTGGGCTTGGGCTGACCAACAGACCATCGACGGTAACGCAAAGTGTAACGCTGTCAGCGTTACTAAAAACGCGATAGATCGCATTGCTTTCGTTACTGGTTTTGCAGACGCGATGCTTGGCATTGGATGGCTGGCGTATGAAGGGGAAATACTCGTATTTCCGAACTTTGAAAGGCATAACGGGAATTCTTCTAAAAAACGGGCACTTACAAATAATCGCGTTACAAAATCACGACAAGTGAAACGCAAAAGTAACGCTGATGGTAACGCAAAAGGTAACGCATCAAGCGTTACAGATGAGTATCAAAAGGCGTTACCAGAAGTAGAGGAAGAGGAAGAAGTAAAAGATAAAACCATCTCTCTAGGGGGTGACGAATTTTTCTCTGACGATGAGGATGAATTACCACCACTGGGAAAATTTGTGATGTTCGAGGGCTGGAGGCCCTCGCCGGACTTCACACGACAGGCGGCACTATGGGGCCGGATCCTCGAGGGGGCGCCGCCGGGGTATGAGTTGGCCGAGCTTAATCGGTTTATCGGTTTCTGGCAGGCCGAAGGGAAGGTGTTCAACCAGGTCCAGTGGGAAATGAAATTTGCCGATAGCGTTGTGCATGAGCGGCGTACGGCAGCGAAAAAATCAGCAATGACAGGAGGTTCCAATGCGACAAGAAATTCAAACACAGCAGGGCTTTCCGCTGCACAGCAACAGGTCAGAGACGCACGTAACGCAGAACGGCGCGGACAGGGCTTGGCTCCTCTGGGAGACGATGGCAGAGATTTACGCCAACCGTTGGGTGAGCAAGAACGGCGCGTCACCGACGTCACTCTGGATAACGACGATTACAGCGTACTCGGATGATCATTTGGCCTGGGCTGCGCGGCGTTGCGTCGAACGATGTGCGGGGGGCAACCACTGGCCACCGGACCTGGCCGAGTTTACCGCGATTGTGGGTGAATACGCCCCGAATCAGCTGGGCCTGAGCGTTCATGACGTGATGATCGAGTACTGGCGGTATGCGAGAGACTGCTGGAAATACGATTCCAGCGATAAATTCCCCTGGGTGCATCCGGTTATGTACCAGATTTGCCCCGAGCTACGCCGGGAAGGTGCACGGCGTAACCTTAGTGAGATGGAGCTCGAAGCCACAGCAAAACGGATGCTCTCGAAGTGGATTAAACATGTCGATATGGGGTTATCGATTCCCCCAATTCGAAGAAAAATCGCCGCGCCTGCGAGATCGGCCGGCCTAACTCCGGCGCAGCAATTAGCGGCCGGGCAACGCTACGTCAAATAATCATTGAGGCAAAAATGAGTCTTGAAATTAACAAATTAATTTCCGAAGTAAGGCCTGTAGCAGACGATGGTTGCGATTATACGGCCAGAATCATCGACAGCTGGCATTGCGCAGCTCGAGCACGCAGTCGCGTACAGGCGACACAACCCGTCAAACCAGTACTTACGAGTGAGGTTGCTAAGCCGACGGGAGCAGTCGTTAAAATTGGCAATCGCGCCGCATATGGTAAGACCATCATCATGGGGATCTTCCAGCTGCATCTACTAGGAAAAACGAGCTTGGAGATCTCAATCGCGCTGAAAATGTCAGAGCACAACGTAAATCATTTTCTGGCTCTCAAGACCATCCATTGCCGGAAAATTTTCAACCAATGCAAAGGGCTGCCAATACCACCTGAATTTGAAATTATGCGTACTCTGGCAAAAGAATCACGAGCTTAAATTCCGAGGCATGACCAATGACCAAACTGACATCAGCTGAACTAGCCCAAATTATGTTGGGAAAAAAACTGACCTATCCACAAATTCTTGAAGAGGGTTTGAGGATGTTCCCCGATCGCGAGATATCAATGGGGAGTTTGCATCCATGTATACGAGCATTTGTGCTATCGCCTCACGTTGATATTCAACGCTTTAACGGTCGTAAGGTCAGCTATTTGCTAACCCGAGTTGACGAGAAATTCCTGCGGGTCTCAGCAACCCGAAGCAGGGCAAAAAAGAAAGAGGCGGTTCTGGGCCGGCGCCCGGAGTTCGAGCCAAAGGAACTTCAATGCTGTGAATTAGCCATGAAATTTAACCAACTGTTAATGCCGGTCCGCGAGCGTTACATGTCAAATTCAGGCACGGCGATTCAGCGCCACCAAGTATTGAACTATTAGTTCTTGAATTAACCTCCCTTATTAAACAGCCATTTAACAGACTAATTAAGGCCTCCGTCAGGAGGTCTTTTGCTATAGTCTTTAGAAACATAAAGTTACTAACATCAAAGTATGTAAATCCGCTTTACCATTTCTTATCATAAAAAATACTGTATAGTTATACAGTGCTATGGCAGGGGTGAGTTTGAACCACTAGTTCCAAAAACCTCAGAAGAAATTACAAATAAGAGGTAGTTGATGTTTGTTTTGAAGAATTTGGAAACAATGCTGCCAGAAAATGGGCGGACTTTGATTTACACGGCTAATGGTAAGGTAAGCGCAACTCTTCCTCTTGAGGAAGATCAGATTGTTGGTTCTCTCGAGCTTTTCATTGAGTTACTTGAGCGATACGGTTACGAAGTAACGAAAAAGTAAGTTAGACTTCCGCCATCAGCCTGAACAGCTGATCACCTGCTGCGCCAACTCGGAGACGAAAAATGGCGCAGTACTCTTTTGTAAAATCCCAAGGTGGAGTTTTGGTACCGGCTAATCCGGATGCCGAGAACTTCATGAAAGCAAAACTTAAGCTAGGGGCGATCGTCACTGGCGAATTTAAGCGTGTCCGCAATCCAGAATTCCACCGCAAATTTTTCGCACTTCTCAATGTGGGGTATGACTATTGGACCCCAGCAGGAGGAGCAGTCTCGCCTTTTGAAAAGTCTTTCTTATCGGGCTATATCCGTCGCGTAGCCGCCTACGCGGGCAATGCAGGAACGCTCAATGTTATTGGCGATGAATACCTTCAACTCATTGCGGATAAGCGTGCTGATCGACTGACAATTGCTAAATCATTTCATGCGTACCGCCGCTGGGTGACTGTCGAAGCCGGTCATTACGATTTGCTCGAACTACCAGACGGTACAACTATTCGCGAACCTCGTTCTATCTCGTTTGCAAATATGGATGATCTCGAATTTTCAGACCTATACCGCGCCGTGCTCAACGTGCTGTGGGTATCAATCCTCAATAAATCTTTTACCACCATCGCTGAGGCAGAAAACACCGCAGCGCAGCTCATGGATTATACGGCATGACCAAATTGAGAAAAGCAGCAAGAGGGCGGGAGTGCCAAATCCGGATCCCAGGCATTTGCAATGGAAACCCTGAAACGGTGGTTCTGGCTCACTACCGCCTGGCGGGAACATGCGGTACCGGAATTAAGCCAGACGACGAACAGGGGGCACATAGCTGCAGCGCATGCCATGACGAATGTGACCGCAGAACAAAATTTATTGATGCCGACACAGCGCGGCTTTATCACGCAGAAGGGGTTATGAGGACCCAATACATTTTGAAGAGAGAGGGAAAGCTATGATTTATCCTGAAAACGTTGGCCCCGCAGGGGATGAATTGCATTTGAAAACCCTCGACAGCATTTGGCTGGTGGGTAAATTGAAGATGTGGGGCCGCTGGTCGCGTATCAGTAGTAATAGTTCGGTAAAGGGCGTATTCGCCCGGCTGTTGGCCAAAGATAAAATCAGTAAGACCGCGCTTAACGCGGCAATAAAAAAATTGAATCAGGCGGGGATCTCAAAAGAGGAGCTTTTCCAGTATTTCGGAAACCTCGACCAACAAAAGACGCACAGCAGCCTAACGCATTGTACCGATAGCGAGGGCTTGCTGATTGATGGTGTTATCGGCTCCGCTTTATTCGATACGCCTGGGCTGATTGCAATCGTCAGAGATCGGTATGTTAAGGGGTTGAGCAAAAAAGAGATGGCAGAGGACTTGCAGATGGCTTTCCCTAATCTCTCATTGCGCACCTGCCAGCGCCGGATCGACACTTGGTTAGCAGCGAGTGAAATTATCCTGTTTACAGCGATGACCGAGGCTTTTGAAAAAAGAATTGAGCAGAACGATAAAAAACCTTTGACTATTTGACATTAAAATATACGATTCTCCTATAAGCTCGCGCAAATGCAACGCAAGCGAAGGACTCGAAGAAACCCGCCACTGTGCGGGTTTTTTTATGCCTAAAATCCAGCAACCCCACTGGGTGAATCAAAATTTCTCATCAACAAGTTTATAAAAGCTGCCACTTTGGCGGCTTTTTTCGTATTAGCGCCCAGCCACCCATTCCCCTGCAAGATTGCTCTCTGGTCGGGCGCTATTCCCCATGACTACAAAACACAGCCAACTGCCGTTGGAGGTGGAGACCATGAAAATGAACCAACAGAACGACAGCCATTGGACGCATTTCTGGGCTACGTGTACCGCCCTAGCCAGTGCTGCAGGACTTACAACAGAGCAATGGGTGTACGTGTTCTGCGCATTACTGGGCGCGAGCTTATCGCTGGCCTCATTCTTGGTGAATAAGAAGGCCATTAATGCCAGGCAAACCGAGGATGAAAAGCGCACGGAAATACTCCGCGCCTATCTACAGGGCCGCGATGATAATTCCGAAGTTAAAACCGAGGACGTCGCGGGAGAAGTTAAAGGCGTAATGGACCAGGTGGGCAGCTAACTTTTCAAAAAAAGTGCTCATGCGGTCCGCAAAAATTAGTTTAATTTTATTTCTGGATGCACAACGAGCCTTCTGAAGGCTGTGTAATGGTGCCAATTCTGTGATAATGAGCTTTTGTTATCAAAATGGTGCCTGACATGATTGATTTCATACAGTCGTACTTTATGGGAATAATTGCGCATTATAAAAAAATGACGATGATTGTTTTCATAGCAGCAATGATAAAGCTCGCTTGCTCTTTTATTTTTCCAGTACTCAATTGGTATGGTGATTGGTCTTCTAGAAGGAAGCGCATAAAGATGTGGATGGATGTTGGATTTTCTCGAGAAGACGCGGAGGCAAGAATTAAAAAAGATGATGAAAGAATCAAGCGAATTCAAAAGGAACATTCATTCTGGAACTCGTTCAGAAAATTTTAAAAAGATATGGCGCAGATAATTTAATACTCTGGCGTCATTCCTAGGGGGCGTCATGGAACTAATTAGTTATTACTCAAAAACAATCACTGCCATAGGCACTTGGATTGCTACGTTATCGTCGCTCTTTGGTGAATGTACTTCAGATTCACTTTTTTTGGTGTTGGGTTTATTAGGACTCCTTATTGGAGTTTTGGGATATATAGAGATACTTCGCACTGAAACTTTGAAGAGAAAAATTCTTCTTGATAGTTGTCGCTCGGAAATAATTGCAACCAGCATACCTAAAGGGAAATAATTTTTAAATAATGCAGGTCGCGTACATCAACAGGCAATTCTAATTTTACACTTCGCAATTATCTGGTGATCATCATGGCTATGTCTCCTGCGTTAAAAAGCAAAATTGCTAAAGTCGCCGGGGGAACGGCGTTAACTATTGCTATTGCATTACTTGGCGGCCCGGAAGGCGTGGAGGGGCAGAGAAGTACGCCTTACCGTGATGTTGGCGGCGTGTGGACGGTGTGCAGCGGAATAACCGGCTCGGATGTTGTGCCCGGACATTACTACTCGGAAAAAGAGTGTGAGGCGCTGCTCACCAAACACTTGGTGCCGATCAAAAAAGCGGTCGATGCCGCGGTTAAAGTACCAATCGATAATTACACCCGCGCCGCGCTCTACTCCTTCGCTTATAACGTCGGGATCGGCGCATTCCGGCACTCATCTCTGCTTCGCCATCTCAACGCAGGCCAGACTGACGAAGCCTGCGACGATTTGCGGAAATGGGTATTCGTCAACAAGCAACGTAATCGCGGCCTTATTAACCGTCGTGAAATCGATCGGCAAGTATGCTTAATGGGGCAGCCATGATTAATAAAATAGCAGTCATCACTACTGCCTTAATCCTTGCCACTATTGGCCTGCTGCTGGCGCTCGCATTTCACTACTACGGCAAAACTGTTTCTCAGGCCAGGGAGCTGGTGACGCTGACCCAGAAAAAAAATGAAGCCGAATTCATCACTAAATCTCAGGCGCTCAGCGTCGGGATATTTAACCAGATTGCCGGAGCCACGCTGAATGAGCAAAAAGCCAATGCCTCAGCAAGCAGTGACCGGCAGACCGTCATTAAAACAATACTCGAAGCGGCCCCGTGCGCTGTGGTGCCTATTCCTGTTGCCGTTAATGACAGCCTGCTCGAGCACTACAACACAATTCGTCAAGGTACCCGAAACACCTATTCCGGCCAGCCTGCTAGTGAAGTGCGATCCCACGCCGCCGCCGAGTGACCCTCTCACCTACGGTGCATCCGTTCTCTGGAACGAGCTGCTGCTGACCGACCTACAGAACTGCGACGCCCAGATAACCGGCATCAAACAAATCGAAGAGGCCAGAAAGAATGATTAAGCGCTTCATGGCTTGGCTTAAGAGCATTTATTTAAAACCCGCCGTACAGGCATCAAAACAGGAAACAGCAATGTCCAATTTCAATTTAGTTCTTTCCACCACCACGAATGGCGCAGTCGCCGATGGTTCTACCGCAAACAGCCTGCAGGTGAAAGTTACCGACTCAACCGGCGCAGCAGCAGCTACCCAAACCGTTACCCTGACCTCTGACGCAGCGGTGACGATTTATCCAGCCTCAGCAGTAACCGACGCAACTGGCGCAGCAACCGTAAGTCTGACCAGCTTAACCGCAGGCACCTACACTGTCACCGGTACGCTAGCTGATGGAACCACTGCAACAGGTACCGTCCTGTTTGCTGCTTCATCAACTGCGGATAACAGTGAAGCCGGCGCTGACGCAAGTGCCGATGTCAGTACTGCGGCTTCTACCCAGGCAGGAGCCGACAACGCAACCGTCGTGGGAACTACTTCTGCACTGGCTGAATTTAAAGCCAATGCAATCGCCAAGATCGAGCGGTTTGCCAAATTCGTAGAGCACGGTATTGAGGTATTAGGCGAAGAAGCCGAAGCCGATCTAGTGGCGTTGAAAGAAAAATTTCACGTTTAAATCGCTTTATAAAGCCTGTCAGCATGATGGGCTTTTTTCAGTTAAAGAATCACAACCAATCAGGTTTATGTAGCATTCAAGAGAAACTGCATGCTTGTAACTGCTTAATGGATAAACTCCGGCAACACGAGGGGAGAAATGGTAAGCGAAGCCCCGGTGCTTACAACTTCCATATCGAATCCCAGCCTTATCAATGATTATTACTTCCTTTTTGTGATCAAACGGCTCGTTAGGATTGATATAATTAATTACGAATAAATCTTCTGAATAATAAAAGAGGTTATAAAGAAATACACATAGATCGTTCATGAGCTTTTTTGTCCTTTTAGGAAAGCATCTATTAGAGCAAAACAGAGCTAAACACATTGGAGTGATTATTAAACAGTATTTACCCCAATGCGCAAGCAAAGCCACCATAGGCACCTACCTGCTCACCCTGAGCTTGGCCGCTGGTGGCTTTTTTAACAAGGGCGTGACCAATGTCAAAACCGGATGAGAGCGACCTAGAGCGCGATTACTGTGCCGGGCAGCTTTCTCTGCGAGACATGGAGAAGATACACGGCATCAGTGAAGGGGCGATAAGAAAGCGCGCCAAAAAACACGGATGGGTACGCAAGGAAAAATCCGGTACGCAAAAAGGTACGCAAGTACGCAAAAGCGGTACGCAAAAAAAGAGGTGCGTACCACGGCAAAGCCCGCAGCGCCTGTGAAGAGGGGCGAGGAGAAAAAGAACGCAGAGGGGAAGAGTGATAGCGAACTGTCGGGAAATACGAAACCGATACGCGGTGCGCGTACTGACCCGCCGGTGAATGCCTTCAAGCCTCGCAACCAGGCCGCGCTAAAACATGGCGGCTACGCCCGCCGGCTGCTGCTCAGTGACGAGGTGATCGAGGATGCGAACGCGCTGACGCTCGAGGATGAATTGTTCCGGCTGCGCGCCAGCAACCTGGTAGCCTCGGAAAATATCGGGCGCTGGATATCCCAGCTTGAAGACGCTGAGGTTGATGCTGCAAAGGTGCTGAATGAAAAGATTAGCGCTGCTGACAAGGCCATGATGCGAAACACGGTGCGCATTGAGTCGATTGAGCACACGCTCGCGGTAGTGGGCAAAGCATCAGCGGACACCACCTATCGAGTGGCCACAACCGAAAAGGTTGAACTCGAGGTTGGCAAACTGAAATTGCAGCTGGGTAAATCTGAGGGTGAGCTCGAGAGAACGGACACTAAAAATCTGTCACCGGATGAAGCCGCAGATGCTTACCGCCGAATGATGGGATAATTGCCAGAAATACCCGTTTCGCTTCGTAAAATCGCTATGCAAAATCAGGCCAATTTTATGCACGATTTATGCAGGCAATTTTTAACGATTTCTGCCGGATGGTTAAGAGAAATAAGGCACTCAGTCGATTTTCACGGTGAGTGCCTTTGGCGCAGTGCAGATAAGAACCATTATGTTAAAAAATAGCTAAAACTCCAATATATCAATATGGCGGGGCGATCAACTTTTTGAGCAAATGTGCTTTAAAGTTTTGATTTTGTAATCACACTTATCAAACCACTAATAAAAATAACCGCCTATTTCTTGGTCAAACTCATCGATAGTCATTTAGGGCCGCCCGATTTGAGATGAACAAAATCATCCGGATTGAACTCATCTGCCATAAATTTCACCTTGTGAATTAAATTACAAATTGACTATGAAATTGTTTTTAAAAATACATCAGCCTATAAGGGGCCTATGGTAAATGAGTGCCCATTCCTTTTTTTGTTATGTTGGCTACCTCCATTAGATATTCATAGTCTCCTGCTGCGTGAGTTGCATCTCCCATTGCGTATTGATACATCTGAAAAAGATTTACCAAAATATATCTAGTCTGCTGATCTGTGAGTGGGCTGGCAGCCAACTGGTTCATGTAATTAGAATAATTTGAAATTACTATATTGTAACCCTTAGATGCACGCTGAGGGTCACCCTTTGCTTCATCGATAAGCCATTCACAGTCACTAATTGTTTTATTACTGAACTCATTACCTGCAATGTATCTCACGTTAGGATCTAATTTTGACATAGCATCTGCTGTAATAGCGGAGCATGCCATTAACGATTCCTCTTTTGAGACAGCACCTGCATTATTTGCGACGATAAAACCAATAGCAAAGACATATGAATTAAGTAGATTGTGTTTTTTTTCATAATTTTCTTTATTAACCCCTATGTTAAAAGGGCCAAAACCGGCCCTTTCTTGAGCGATGACTTTGCCTCTTCAATCTCGGAAGAATCTTTCCTTGTGAGCCGCTATATCGTTAGCTTCATCTCTGCATCTTTCACAAACTAATGGACCCGTGCCGAAACTATCCGCATATGCATCTCTTAACTCCTTACCTACTAATACCGTATGGCAATCGTTATGATTACCGCCAGGATCAGTTATGCCTTCGCATGGCTGGCTCAAATAGGGATTAATAACGTATTTTTGTGCAGAAGATAAGCTGTCAAGACCTTTAGCAATAGCTTGTTTTGCTATTCCAGTAATCTTAGTGTCTTGATTGTAAACATCATATTTTAGCTGGTAACACAAAATCTCTTCTTCTATAGCCATTTGTGAAGCCCTCATTTTTATGGGTGCTTGATAAATAAGCAATCCTAATATAAGACTCTGCAGGTTATTTGCCAATGCCTATCCCATTCCCGTTCGACTTCAAAAAGCCGGACTATGGGCTGGTTTTTGAATGGCGCATGGAGCGTCTTGATCGCCTGAGAAAGCAGCCTGAAATGCTACCGGCACTCAAAGCGTTCTACCGCGATAACCCAGCGCAGTTCATCATTGACTGGGGCATGACAACCGACCCGCGAAACATCGACTACGGCTTACCGGTAACCATCCCATTTCTGCTTTTCCCCAAACAGGAAGAGTGGATTCACTGGATTATGGACCGACGCGAGAATATGGAGAACGGCATCACCGAGAAGAGCCGCGAAATGGGCTTGAGTTGGACGGCGATCGGTATGGCGTGCTCATTGTGCCTATTCAACAAAGAAATGGTGATCGGCTTTGGTTCGCGCAAAGAAGAGTACGTGGACAGCACCGGTGACCCAAAGGCGCTTTTCTGGAAGGCTCGTAAATTTGTCGAGACGCTGCCGGTTGAGTTTCGCGGATCGTGGAGCGATAAAAAGCATGCGCCATATATGCGTGTTGAATTCCCAGAAACCGGAGCCGTAATAAAAGGAGAGGCAGGGGACAACATCGGGCGCGGTGACCGTACGACACTTTACCTTGTCGATGAAGCGGCGTTTTTACAACGGCCACTCCTAATCGATGCCGCGTTATCGCAAACAACGCGCTGCCGTATAGACCTTTCCTCGGTCAACGGCATGGCGAATCCCTTCGCACAGAAACGGCACGGCGGGAAAATTCCTGTATTCACGTTTCATTGGCGCAGCGACCCGCGCAAGGATGATGCCTGGTACAAAAAAGAGTGCGATAAAATCGACAACCCGGTGGTTGTCGCTCAAGAACTCGACCTGAACTATGCAGCCTCAGCCGAGGGTGTGCTGATACCGAATGAGTGGATCAGGGCAGCTATCGATGCGCACATTACGCTTGGCATACAGCCAACCGGCAAACGGCAGGGGGCGATGGACGTTGCCGACGAGGGCCGAGATAAAAATGCCTTCTCAGCGCGTCACGGCTTCCTGTTGAATGACGTGGTTGAATGGTCCGGCGTCGGTAGCGACATCTACAAATCATCGGAAAAAGCATTCGGGTTGTGCGATCTGCACGGTCTGGAGGAGTTTCGCTTCGACGAAGATGGACTCGGCGCCGGCGTTCGTGGCGACGCTCGGGCAATTAACGAAATCCGCAAAGCTGATGGCGCCCGTTACGTTATGGCCACACCGTTCCGTGGCAGCGCTTCTGTATTCGATCCCGATGCTGAAGCGGTACCAGGCGATAACGGGCAGGCTGCTCGAATCAATAAAGACTTCTTCGCTAACGCCAAAGCTCAAAGCTGGTGGCACCTACGCAAATTATTCCGCAACGTTTACCGCGCTGTAGTAGAGAAGATGGAATACAACCCTGATGAAATCATTTCTATCAGCGGAAGCATCAAGAATCTCGACAAGCTCATTATCGAGCTTTCACAGCCGACGTACTCGATCAACGGCGTCGGGAAAATCATTGTTGATAAGCAACCTGATGGGACCAAATCACCGAACCTCTCTGATTCAGTGATGATCAACTACGCCCCAATGGATACAACAATGGACATCTGGAACATGCTAGGAGGCCAGTAATGGCACGCTCGAAACCAGTCGCCACCGCTGACTCTTACGATAATTTCGTTGCAAAAGTCGGCATGCAGCAGCAAAACCAGCATGCCGCTTCAACCTATCGCGCCAACTTTACTAGCCGCAACCGTCTGTTAATTGAGTGGGCCTACCGTTCGTCGTGGATCATCGGCGCGGCGGTGGACTCTATCGCCGATGACATGACCAAAAAAGGCGTTCGGATTACCTCAGAAATTGACCCTAAGCGCCGTGGCGTGCTGGAGTCAGAGTTTGACGTATTGAACATCTGGGATTGTTTCAACGATACGATTAAGTGGTCGCGGCTTTACGGTGGCGCGATGGCGTTAATTTTGATTGAAGGGCAGGCGCCACTCACCCCGCTCGACATGAATAAAATTGGGAAAGACAGTTTTAAAGGACTCATTGTTCTAGATCGCTGGATGGTTAACCCGAACAATGGCCGGCTAATTAAAACTCTTGGGCCGGACCTCGGTAAACCTGAGTTCTACGACATCGTGACCACTGCTCAGGGATTACCTGCCTGGACTGTGCACCATAGCCGCCTTATCCGTTTTGATGGCGTTACGTTGCCTTACCAACAGTCGCGTACAGAGAACGGCTGGGGGATGTCAGTAGTAGAGCGCATTTTTGACCGCCTAACGTCTTATGACAGTACCAGCGTTGGAGCGGCACAGCTGGCCTATAAGGCCCATCTCCGCACCATGAAAATTAAAAAGCTTCGCGAGATTATCGCGATGGGCGGCAAACCGTTTGAAGCGCTGGCAAAAAATATGGACATGGTCCGTCAGTTCCAGACTAACGAGGGCATGACGTTAATTGATGGGGAAGATGAGTTTGAAACTCACTCATACTCTTTTGCGGGTTTGCCTGACCTAATCGCCGAATTCAAAGAAGAGATTTCCGGCGCAACGGGGATCCCGCTGGTGCGCCTGTTCGGGCAGTCGCCTAAAGGGTTCTCCACCGGAGATTCCGACCTTGCAAACTACTACGATGGGGTGGGCACCAATCAGGAGCGCCGATTGCGACGGCCGGTGCGCATGCTATTTGACATCATTCATCGCTCGAACTTTGGTGAAGCGCTGCCAGATGATTTCACTTTTGAATTTAACCCGCTGTGGCAAATGAGCGAGGTTGACCGCTCAACGGTGGCCAACAATATTGCAAACGCCATATCGACCCTTAATGATCGCGACTTGCTACCTAAAAAGGCAGCGATGACGGATATCAGGGAATTGGCGGACGTGACCGGTATTGGCTCGTCAATTACGGATGAGGATATTGAGGATGCAGAAGACGACCCGCCGCCAGGCGCGCAAGAAATCCGAGCTACAAGCCCATCCGAAGACCGTCGAGAGTCGGTACCAGAAAAGCCTACGGGCGATAGCGCGCGAAGTCGGAAAGATAATCCACGATGGCTACGATGGTTCAAATGATTCCGTAACGGAAGTTATGGACCGGCTTGACCAGTACAGCGCGATTATCGGTGACTGGGCTGATCGCGTTGCCACTAACATGGTGCTGGCCGCAAATAAAATTGATGAGACTGCATGGAAGGAACGTAGCCAGGCGATCAGCAAAGAATTGCACAGCGTCATTAATAACACGCCAGTGGGCCACGTTATGCGATCTATCGTTGCCGAGCAGGTGAAGTACATCAAAAGCCTGCCCATCGAAGCTGCAGACCGCGTTTATGATATCCACAATCAGGTAATCGAGCTGGTGGCCAATGGCGGTCGCTCGACGGAACTAGTTGAAAGCATCATGAATAGCGGCGAAGTGGCCGAGTCTCGCGCCAAGCTGATTGCGCGTACAGAGGTAGGTCGAGCAACTCAGGCACTTACGCAGGCAAGGGCATTGGCAGTTGGCTCAGAGGGCTATATCTGGCGAACGTCCGAAGATGGCGACGTGCGGCACTCTCACGACTTGATGGAGGGTAAATTTGTGCGCTGGCATGCGCCACCGACACTGGACGGAATGACTGGCCATGCTGGCTGCTTGCCAAATTGCCGTTGCTATCCTGAAGTGGTTTTCCCCCATTCGAATGTTGTCGCAATGCAGGGACAGCGCACAATGGATGGAATGCGCATTGCTTCTACCAAAGGTAAATCGATTAGGGTTGCTGCCTAAATTCATTAAATCCAGATATAGGGTCGCTTAAGCGGCCTTTTTTATGCCCGCGATTCAGCAGGTGAACAATGAAATATTTCTTTAAAACCCGTCTTGGCAACACACGTTACCAACTGGCGGACGGCTCCGTATTGTTCAAAGACGTGCCGATCGCGAGAACGGGAACGCAGACTTACGGCGCCGAAGAACTTCCCGACCTCCAGCCGGGGGCCGATGGTCTGATAACCGTTCATCGAAATGCTGATGAAGTTTTCAGCGAAGAAACGATCGCTTCCTTTGAGGGAATGGCGGTCACCATCGGCCACCCGAAGGATTTCAGCGGCAATATTATTTTCGTTACGCCAGACAATTGGCGGCAGTTAGCCAATGGCCATATTCAAAACGTTCGGCGCGGCACTGGCGATAAATCAGACCTGATGCTTGCTGATGTCATCGTTAAGACTCAGGAAGCCATTCAAGCCATCGATGATGGTGATGATGAAGTCAGCTGCGGCTATGACGCCGAATACCAACAAATCTCACCGGGTGTCGCGTCGCAGTATGCGATCACCGGTAATCACCTGGCTCTCGTTCCTAATGGGCGGGCCGGTTCACGTTGTGCATTGGGAGACAGCATGCCTACTACCGCAAAAAATTGGTTCACACGCCTTTCGCGGGCGCGCAAGACCAACGACGCCAATGAAATGGCAAATCTAATCGACAATCCGCCGGATGATATTACTGGCGACGACGGAGGTGTTGAGACTACGCCGACGGCAGGAGTGGTGAATATCCACCTGGCGCCACAGCAGCCTTTGCCGGGTCCGGCGCTGCCTGGTACCGGAGACGCGGAGGAAGATATCCCCGCTTGGGGGAAAGCCCTTATTGCTGCCGTCTCTAAGCTTACTGGCGCGGACAAGACCGAACCGACCGGTGATGAAGATGAAGACGATAAGGAAGAAAAAAAGGAGCAAGAGGGGGCCGTAACCGGCGATGCTGCCTATCGCGCCGATTTGATACAGCCAGGTATCCAGTTACCTCAAAAAGCAAAAATTACGGCTTTCAAACGCTCTGTCTTGTCTAGCGCTGATCAGACTCTGGTTCGCTCAATCGTTGGCGATGCCGATATTTCCAAATTGAAGAAACGCACCGTGGACATGGCATTTACTGCTGTTTCCGAGCTTTCTAAAACCCGCAATACCAAAACTACCGACGCAGCTCGTGCGATGGGTGATGCAACACGCAACACTATTGCCGGCTTGAATCAGGCCGCTCAGGACTTCTGGGCCAAACGAGGTTAATCCCCAATGGTTGCTTATTTAAAACGGATGCCTGCGGGCATTGCCGGGGCTATCTCACGCCCTCAGGATCTCACTGTAGAACCCGTCATGCTGGACTCCACGAACCTATTTACTGCTTACGGTCTGGCCGGCAAATACTCGAGCGGCAAGTTTGTGCCGATTGTGGCCGCCGATACCGCTGCGGTTGTTGCCGGTATCTTTGTTCGCCCGTACCCGACTACCTCACAGCCCGATATCGTGCACCAAATTGGCAGCGGTAAGAATTACATGGGCGACTGCATGAAACGCGGCTATGCCTCAGTAAATATTGGCAGTGATGCTACAGCGGTAACTCTTGGTGGAGATGTCTATATGCGCGTTGCAACGCCAAGTGATAGCAGCCCACTGGGCGCGTTCCTGGCCGCTGCTGACAGCACTAACACCGTGCAGATCACCAACGCATATTTCACCGGTCCTGGCGACGCCAGCGGCAACATCGAAATCGCATTTAATATTTAAGGAATAAAAAAATGCCAATGACTTTTGACCAGGCGACGATCGACGGAACCGGTGCCTTCCTTGTCGGCGAACTCGAGCGTTTGGACCAGACGCTTAATTTGCCGCTGGTGGCTTACACCTGGAGCCGTGATATTCAATTGCGCGAAGATGTGTCTATCGCGGATGAAATCAGCTCCTTCACTCAAACCGGTTTTGCCGCTGCTGGTGCCCCAGCGTCAAACGGTAAAAACTGGCTTAGCAAAACAGCTACAGCGATCCCAGGCATCAATATCGATATTAGTAAAACGGGCTTCCCGCTCAGCCTATGGGGCATGGAGTTAGGTTGGACACTCCCTGAATTGCAGGCAGCGCAGCAGGTTGGCCGACCAGTAGATTCGCAGAAGTACGAAGGGATGCAGCTCAAATGGAATATGGATACCGATGAGCAGGTTTACCTGGGTGATACGGGCCTTGGGGTAAACGGTTTGTTGAATTTGTCCCAGGTTACCCCCGTCAACGCAACCGCAACTTTTGCCACGTCAACCGCAGATGAAATGCGTGCAGCAATAAACACCGTGTTGACCAATGCCTGGGTAAATTCTGGTTATTCCATCGTGCCTGGCGATCTGCTTGTGCCGCCAGAGCAGTACGCGCTGATGGCAAATACCATTGTTTCCTCAGCCGGTAATCAGTCTCTCCTGACTTATCTTTCAACCAACACCATCGCCTATCACCAGAATGGCCGGCCGCTAAATATTCGCCCGGTTAAATGGGCGAAGGGCGCGGGCGTAGGCTCCTCAGACCGCATGCTGGCTTACACGAATGATAAAAAATTCGTTCGCTTCCCAATGGTTCCCCTAATGAGCGTTCCGATTCAGTACCGCGGCATTTATCAGCTTGTGACCTATTACGGCAAGCTCGGTGCGGTTGAACCGGTTTATACCGAAACTCTGGCCTACATGGACGGTATCTAAACCAGTGGCCCTGCAGAGGGCCGTAACGAGGTAGCAATGAAACAAATCTATGTCCTAAAGGCTTTCGACTTTAACAGCGGCACAGCCCCGGTTAAGCGCTTCAACGCTGGTTTCCACGATGTCGAGAATGATGTTGCTGACCACTGGTTTGTTAAGGCCCACTTATCACCAGATGGCAAGGCACCGACCGTAGAGACAGATGCTCGAATTACTGAGCTTGAAGGGGTGATCGCTGAGTTAGACGTCCAGATCAGCGAACTAACTGCAGCAGCGATTGAGAAAGACGCTCGAATTACAGAGCTGACCACTCAGATCGCCTCGTTATCAGGTGGTGATGGCAATGGCGGTAAACCAAAGTCTTCCGACAGCAAGTAGTTTCCGCGAGTTATTCCCCCAGTTTGCTGATACGTCAAAATTCCCCGATGTACGCATCACAATGCGCTTAGCCGCCGCAGACCAATTATTGAATGAAAACGTCACGGGAACAGACTTATTCCCCTATTTCTGCGGTCTTTTCGTTGCTCATTATATGTCGCTCGATGCGGCCGATAATCGCTCTGCGGCAGCCGGCGGAGCGGGTGGTGCAAACAGCGGCGTTTTGACCTCAAAGTCAGTGGACAAGGTATCTATAAGCTACGACGCCGGCATGACGATGAATCCTGATGCGGGATTTTGGAACAACAGTCGCTATGGTTCAGAGTTTTGGGAGTTCCTCATGCTATTCGGCGCTGGCGGGATCCAGTTGGGGACACCGTGATGAAAAGTGGCGTATCCATCAGGCTGGATAATACGCAGGCGATTCTCGATGCACTGAAAACAATCGCCAATCGTGATGTGCTGGTGGGCATCCCGCAGTCTGCCGACCAAAGGCCGCCAGAGGAAGGAGAGAAATCAACGTTTGGAAACGCCGCTATCGGTTACATCAACGAAAAGGGATCACCGGCGCAGAATATACCGGCACGCCCGCACCTTGGGCCGGGAGTTCAAAGCGTTCAGGGCCAGACGGTGGAGCAGCTTAAAGCGGCGGCACTGTCGGTACTGGAAGGGAATGCCGGGGCAGCTGAACGCGCGCTTAACTCGGCGGGGATAATCGCTAGTCAGGGTGTTAAGCGTTACATGACGATCACTGGCTTTACACCTCTGGCTGAAAGCACGTTAGCCGCCCGCGCGCGTCGCGGTCGAAAGGGTGCGTCCAAAGAGCTGGAAAGCCGTGCCGCCGGCAATGCGCCGGATAATGCCAATGGCCGCCCGCTGATCGACACCGGTGAATACCGCAACTCAATGACATATGTCGTGAGGAAAAAAGATGCCAAATCTTGATGTGTCCGAGATTCTATTTGATCCAGATTTTGCAGATTTTTCACTGGTTGTCACGCGCAACGAACAGACTGTAGATAGTGATGGTTTTGCGTCGAATGTGGGAACAAAAACAACATTTACCGGCGTTGTTACTGTTGATCGCTCACTCGAGGCGCAGCGGCGTATGTCTGGCCAGGTGATCACTGGCGCGATCTTGATTGTTACACAATACCGACTCACTGCAGGGCAGACCGGTATTGATGCAGATATCGTGACGTATCAGAACTGCGATTACAAAGTGACATCGGTTGACCCTTACACCGCATACGGCGCCGGGTTTGTACAAGCGCATTGCGAACTACAGCCGTTTGATGGAGGGACGCCAATTGAGTAATGACAGTACGGCGGCCGTCTGGCTAACGCCTACCGGTGATCCGCCGGACGATGATGAAGCGCTCGAGCGAAAACTCAGCCAGTGGGTTAAGGCGTTATCAGGTTTGCCCGATGGAATGGTGCGGCCGCGATGGGTAGCTGTTCAGCCCGCGCAGCCGGCACAGAGTGTCAATTGGTGTGGCTTCGGGATAATGAGCATCGATGATGACGATAATCCAGCAATTGTGAACCAAACCGATGATACAAACGAGTTGTGGAAGCACGAACAGATCGAGTGCATGGCCTCATTCTACGGTCCTGGCAGCCAGGGTATCAGTTCTCAGTTTCGCGACGGGCTCAAGGTTCCCCAAAACAATTCTCAACTCAACACGCTGGGTTTATCACTTGGCGATTGCGGAAAAATCACCGCCGCGCCGGAGCTAATTAATCAGCAGTGGGTTCGCCGGTATGACCTAACAATCCTTCTTCGCAGAAAACTTATCCGCACTTACGGCACTAAATCCATCCGCGAACCCAACATTACTATCACCACTGGAGATTAACTCCCATGACAGGATTATCTGTCAGTCGCATTTCTGATGTGACTGTAACTCTATCCGCCAAGGCTGCGCAGGGGTTTAACTTCGGCTCCATGCTCATCCTTGGCACCTCAACCGTTATCTCGATTGCTGAACGCCTTCGGGCTTACACAGCAGCTAATGATGTAGGTACCGATTTTGGTACCGACAGTGAAGAATACAAAGCTGCCACAATCTGGTTTTCACAGTCACCTCAGCCAACGCAGGTTTATATTGGCCGCTGGGTGAAAACACTGGCTACGGCTGAATCAGGCACGGTGGAAACACTGATTCAGGCTGTTAACACCCTATTAGGTTATACATCCTGGTATGGGCTACATATTGCCGATTCTGTTGATCCGGATGCTGCCGATATGGTGAGTGTTGCCGCAGCGATTGAAGCGGCCAGCATCTCGCGCATTTTGGCTTACACGACACAGGACACCGCCGTTCTTGATTCGACATCCACGACGGACTTGCCTTCACAGTTGAAGGCAGCTAGTTACAGCCGGTCTTTCGGTCAGTATTCCTCCTCAAGTCGCTACGCGGCGCTCTCAGCATTTGGGCGTGCGTTTACGGTAGACTTTACCGGCAGCAACACGACGATCACACTCAAATTTAAAGCAGAACCGGGCATCACCTATGAAACGCTGACAGCTTCACAAGCTGACGCGCTAGAGGCCAAGAATTGCAACGTGTATGTGTATTACAACAACGACACAGCAATCCTCGAGCAGGGGGTAATGGCAAACGGAGATTTCTTCGATGAACGCCACGGCCTTGACTGGCTACAAAACGCAGTACAAACCGCTGATTACAACACGCTGTACACGTCCGCGACGAAAATCCCGCAGACGGATGCCGGTACCACTACCCGTATGGCCAACATCGAGCTTGAGCTTGAACAGGCCGTAACCAATGGGTTGTTTGCCCCAGGCAAATGGACCGGTGGCGACATCGGCCAGCTCAAGACCGGCGATAGCCTGACAAAGGGTTATTACCTGTATGCCGATACGGTAGACAACCAGTCGCAGGCAGATCGTGAAGCGCGTAAAGGTGTGGCGATTCAGGTCGCGGGTAAATTGGCCGGTGCCGTGCATTACGGCTCTGTAGCAATCACAGTAGTGCGTTAAGGAGAAATTAATGGCTACTTATTCATTTATGGACATTTCTGTTTCTCTGTCTGGGCCATCGGGAAGTATTGATCTCGGCGCGGGATCCGCTAACTCCGATGAAGGTATTACTGTTGCAATGGGTGGGGCAAAAAACACCATGACCATTGGTCCTGACGGGGAAGGCATGCATAGCCTTCATGGTGACAAATCTGGGACAGTAACAGTCAGTCTTCTAAAAACTTCTCCAAAAAACAAAGCGCTATCACTGATGTATAACGCGCAGATCCTTTCCTCGGCGCTTTGGGGTAACAACGTGATTATCGGGCGTAATTCGGCATCGGGTGACATTGTGACCGCTCGCAGCTGTGCCTTCCAAAAAATTCCGGATTGGAAAAATGCCAAAGATGGCACAACTGTGGAATGGGTGTTTGACGCCATCAAAATTGATGAAGTGTTGGGAGAATATTAATTATGGAGATTGAGCTGAAAGGAAATACCTACCGTATTTCAAAGTTGTCAGTGTTTGACCAACTCAAAGTATCTCGCAAACTGCTGCCGGTGCTTGCCGGCATGCTATCTGAATTTGGCAGTTTGAAGGATGCTATGCCGAAGCTGACGGCGTCGTTTAAGGCACCTGCCGGGGCTGCTGATGCAGTTTCTGACCTCGGCCCGCTGTTCGACAAGGTTATCCCTAAAATAGCCTCAGCGGTTGCCGCACTCAGTGATGACGATCTGAATGCGGTCCTTTTCCCCTGTCTTACGGTAATGGCTCGCAAAGTGGATAAACACTGGTACCCAGTTTTCCGCGATGGCGTGCTGATGTATGACGACTTGAACATGATTGACATGCTGCAACTCGTTGCTCGTGTAATAGGCGATAGCCTGGGAAATATTTTGCCCGCTCTCCCCGCCAAGGAGACGCTTACTCAGGCAGCGGGCTAATACTGGATGTCTTGCCTGATGGGGAAGATTTTCTTATGCGGCCGGTCGATGCGGGTTATATCACTTACTCCGCGCTTAAAGATGGCAGCATTGATCTGGCTGACATTGCACGGATGAATGACTGGTTGAATTTGAAGGCTGATAACGAGGCCAGGGTAGCGAAGTGGAGAGCTAACCAATGAACGCGGAAACTATAAAAGACTTCCTGGTCTCGCTCGGTTTTCAGGTCGATGAGTCTGGCGCACGAAAGTTTGAGTCTGTGCTCACCGGAACCACGTTGCAGGCGATAAAAATGGCCACGGCCGTTGAGGCCGCCGCGCTGTCTGTTGTGGCCTACACCGCCAAAATTGCCAGCGGCCTGGACAATCTCTATTGGGCTTCCCAACGCACTGGCGCGACGGTGGCCGGCATTCAGCAGATCGGTTATGCCGTGTCACAGATGGGCGGCAGCGTAGAAGGTGCACGCGGCTCACTGGAGAACCTGTCCCGTTTTATGCGCAACAATCCAGGCGCGGAAGGTTTCCTGAATCGTCTGGGTGTGCAGACGCGGGATGCCAGCGGCAACATGCGGGACATGGCCTCCATTTTTACGGGCGTCGGTAATAAGCTAAACACGATGCCTTATTACCGGGCCAATCAGTTTGCCCAGATGTTCGGCATTGATGAAAACACCCTAATGGCCATGCGTCGGGGCGTGGGACAATTTAGCGCCCAGTATTCCCAGATGGCGAAAGCGATCGGTTACAACGCGGACAACGCGGCGGTCAGTTCCAACAAATTCATGACCTCGCTGCGTTCCTTTGGGCAGATGGCGGGCATGGCGCGGGATAAAATCGGTTCCAACCTTGCTGGTGGTCTGGCTGGCTCCATCGATAATCTCCGCAAACAGGTGCTTGATAACTTCCCCAAAATTGAAGGAATGCTCACTGCCGGCGGCAAAGGGCTGCTATGGCTGGCTGATGTGATTGGCCGACTGGTATGGCGAACCATCCAGGCGACCCAGGGCATTATCGGCTGGTGGGACTCGCTGAATAAAAGCACGCGCCAGGTGATCGAGGTGCTGGGCCTGTTAGTGTTAGCCTGGAAATTCCTGAATAGTGCCTTTGCCACTTCCCCAATAGGTCGAGTGATTATGCTTGCTGCGGCGATTGGCAGCCTGATTGAGGATTACCAGACGTGGAAAGAGGGCGGCCAAAGCCTCATTGACTGGGCAAAGTGGGAGCCGGGTATCGAGTATGCCAAGAAAGCCATCGGCGGCCTGGGTGGGGACTTTGGTGGACTGCTGGCCAAAGTAAAAGATTTGGGCTCGGCATTTGGCGACGCGGTAATAAAACTGCTCAACCTCATCAACATCGACACGTCTAAATTCAATGGTAAATGGCTGTTTGACCAGATCATTGAGAGCGTGCGCAGTTCCATCAAGATGATTGGTTCGCTGGTGGACGTACTGCGAAAAATCATCAGCGGCGATTTCACTGGCGCGTGGTCGTCTCTTCAAGACTTTGCGAAAGAGGGGATTGACAGCCCCCTCGGTAAAGGAGCGACGGCGGTTGGTAAAGGTGCCTATAACACCCTTAATAATAAACTCAATCAGTATTTGCCCGAGTGGATGGGGGGCACCCCTACTGACGAGGCCGCTCAGTATGCCCAGTCTGCCAAAGCCCCCAAAGGTATCCGCAACAACAATGCAGGTAATCTCCGGTTTGCCGGCCAGGCGGGCGCGGTGAATGACGGTACCGGATTTGCACGTTTTTCCTCTGCCTTTGATGGCCTTCGGGCGATGGCGCGACAGCTTTTACTTTATGGCCAGCGCGGCATTAATACCGTTAGCTCTATTATCAGCAAATGGGCGCCGGCTGGCGAAAATAACACGGCGGCATACATCGCTGCTATCTCCCGAGCAATCGGGGTCGCGCCGGATGCTGTACTCAATCTTTCAGATCCGCAGGTTCTTTCGGCGTTGATGGGCGGCATCGTCCAGCACGAGAACGGCCGCAATCCTTACGCACGTGAAGTTATTGGTCAGGCTGCGGCTGTGGCTTCGGGCCAACGTGGCGGCATTCAGCAGGAAACGAACATTCACGTTCATGGCGTTAATGATCCTGTGCGTGCTGCGAAAGAAGTTGCCGATCGCCAGATCGGTGTTAACTCACGGCTTATTCAGCAGAACGGGGGCGGCGCAAGTTAATGGATATACTTTCAACCTTATTCCAGCAGTCATCGAGAAGTATTGGCCTGATCATTCCTGACGTAGTTGTGACTGAAAAACACTCAGACACTCTGGAGGTGACCGAGCACCCTGTGGAAATTGGTGCTCCAATAGCTGACCATGCTTATAAACGTCCCTCAGAATTGACAATGGAAGTCGGCTTTGCCGGCGGCGGCTCGTTGCTGGATTTGCTTGATACCTCCTCGGTAGGAATAACCCTCGGGACAAGCCCACAGGAGACGTATCAAAAAATCCTTGATTTGCAGGCCAGTCGCATCCCCTTTGATGTGACCACGGGGAAAAAAAAGTACAGCAACATGCTGATCCGGGCGATAGATGTCACTACCGATCGAACCTCTGAAAACGTCCTGATGTGTGTTTTGACGCTTAAACAGGTACTGATTTCGCAGACCCAAAGTATCTCCGTGGCCGATAAATCCAATATGGCAACCGGCGTAAGCACTTCGTCGGTACAAAACTCCGGGGTCAAATCATTGACCAGCAAGAACACTTCACTTTTGAGTAAGGCTGCTAACGCCTTGGGGCTTTCATCATGACGATCACCGTAAGTGAAATTCCCCTGACGGCTAATAATCAGCAATTCAACATTACGCTCAACAGTGTCTCATACCAGATTAAAATTCTTTGGCGGGACACGCCCGGCTGGGTCTTGGATTTGCAGGACAGTTCCGGTAATAACCTCGTCGCAGGTATACCGCTGGTCACCGGCGTTGATCTGCTGGCTCAGTATGGCTATTTAGGATTTGGCTTTTCCATAGTGGTTATGTGTGACGACGACGCTCAGGAATATCCTTTAAAAACCGATCTCGGTACCGGCAGTCATCTCTGTTACGTTTTACAAAGCTAAGGGGTATGAAATGAGCCAGAACTGGATGCGGCATCTTGAATTACAGTTGGTTGATGAAAACGGTCAAGGCCTTAGCCTTTCCGATTTCAAAGTCACGTTTGATATTGAATGGTTCAACATCAAGTTTTCACGTGTAGCAACTATCAAAATTTATAACCTCAAGCCTGAAACCAATAATCGAATACTGGGCAAGGAGTTCGCGAAGCTCAGAATCATTGCTGGCTACGATGGACTAACACAGGCCGTTAATGAAAATCAGGTAGGTACAGTCACCGAGATTTCATCAGATCAGGTGGGGCAGACTGACGGCCAGAACTATGGCCTAATTTATGACGGCGACATTCGTTTTAGCCTTACGGGCCGTGACAACCCAACCGATACATATGTACTGATTCAGGCGATCGATGGGCATCAGGCGCTAATGGGCGCTGTAGTTGCCACCACGCTGGCGGCAGGTTATACGGTCGCTGATCTGCACGCGGCAACAATGCAAAGTTTTAACCCGTTTGGTGTGGTGCCGGGCATCACCGGCGATATGCCATCTACCGTGTTCCCTCGAGGTCGGGTAATATTCCAGGCAGCACATAAAACGATGGACAATATCGCACAGCAGTGCGGCGCAACCTGGCAGATCGTCGAGGGTAAAGTTCAGATGGTCCCCGCTAATAAATACATTCAAGAGGCCATTGTGCTGAACAGTAATACTGGACTGGTGGGGATGCCTCAGCAAACGATGGGCGCTGGTGTTAACGTTCGCTGCCTGATTAACCCGAACATTCGAGTTGGCGGGCTAGTTGAGCTGGATCAGGCCTCTGTCTACCGCGCCGCGCTATCCTCAAACGATATTCAAATGTCCGGGAGTCGCATTTATGAGACTGATGATAACGGCAATCGGGTAGTGAGCGGCGTGGCTAGCATACCGCCAGCGAGCGTGGCCACTGATGGTGTTTATATCGTCCAGTCGATCTCCTATACTGGTGATACGAGAGGCCAAGCATGGTATCAGGATATGATGTGCATTGCGCGTGGCTCGGCTGATTTGCAGACATCTTCAGCGCAAAATAGAGGGCAATAAAGCGACTATGAGAACTAAAATTTTATTGATGTTATCTGCACTTGCTCTGAATGGATCAGCATTGGCTGATGTCAAATGCGGTAATTTTATTCTCACTTCAAGCAACGATGGATTTATGCACATCAATGGCATGCGTCCTGAAAGCCAGAAGTTTACATTTTTAGGTCAAAAAAATGACTATGATAATGTTAAATATGAATGGATGGTTGCAACCAATCAACCTGGCAATTGGTTGGGGATGGAGTACATAAAGCGCAACGGCAGTAAAAGGATTTTAAACATTCAGGTCGTCCAAGCAAAAATGGATGTTCCTCAAAGCTTTGCTACATATGATTGTATAAAAATTGGCTGATTAACAAAAATCACTTAAGTTTAGATTTCAGTTTGTTAGTAAATCCCTCTATATTTGTTGGGTATAACGATCTAACTTATAAAAGGTTAACAATATTATGTTCAAGTCAATTTTAATTGTATTTTTTGGTATTGCTGCACTATTAAACACAGCTCATGCAGACTCTGAAAAACAGCAGTGGAATTTTTTTCAAGGCTCGATTCCCATTTTGTCTCCTAGCGAGGGTGCTTCTTCGAAAGTATTTTTAATGGTAGGAGCTCAAGGAATGAAAGTTTCTATATTGAGTGTTTTGGGGCCAGATAGTCAGATTAGCTCATGCCAAGAGGGCGAAACATCGAATGACTTCGTTGATATTGCGCCTATTTCCATAAACAATACATTTTATAAATTTGTAAAATTTTGCCTGAATGGTACAGCTGTGATGCAGCCTAAAACTACTAAAGGTAAACAGGTATTTAATAGCCTTGTGTTATCAGGAAATCCGGTAACTGTGGATTTTAATAACGGAATGGTATTGCATTATCCTTCTTCCGATGTTGAAACATTGAAAAATAAATTGGCTGCTATGAGTAGCGCTCAGTAGCTTTTAATCGAATTATTGAAACCTCGCTTCGGCGGGGTTTTTTTATGGAGTTTTTTCATGCCAGTTTCTAATTTTTCCCAGACCGGCGACGCTTCCGCGCTGATGGCAGCTTTATCGAAAGACATTCTCGCAAACCTGCGTGTATCGATGCCCGGCATCATCCAATCCTTCGATCCGGGTGACGAAGACCGGCCACCAACCTGTACAGTTACGCCGGCTATTAAAGCCAAACAGACCGACGCAGACGGCAATGAGACCTCCGTAAACTATCCAGAACTGGTAGATGTGCCGGTGGTCTTTCCCCACGGCGGCGGATGTTCGCTGACCTTCCCGCTGACGCAGGGCGACGAATGTCTATTGGTGTTCTCCGATCGCTGTATTGATTTCTGGTGGCAGAATGGCGGTATTCAAGAGCCAGTAGACCCGCGTCAGCATGACCTGTCCGACGCGTTCGCCATTCCTGGGCCATGGTCCCGTCAAAAGAAAATCAGCGACATCAGCACCACTGAGGTTCAGTTGCGTAGTGATGACGGCGAGACCTCGTTTAGTCTTAACCCTATCAGTGGCAGTATCGCCGGGGTCGCGCCGGGCGGCTTTGACTTCAACGGATTGAAAATATCCGGTGCTGGCAAGTTAACGCTGGTAGATGGTTCTGTTGTTGATGGACACATCCACAGCGGCGTTGAGCAGGGCAGCAGTGATACGGAGCCTCTTTCACCATGAGATATCGACGAGAAGACGCTGACGGTGATTACACGTTTGGCCAGGGCGATAACACGTTCTTGATCAACTCCCCGGATGCTGTCGCCCAGGCAGTAAAAACCCGCTTTGCGCTTTGGTATGGGCAGTGGTTCTTGAATACCACCGAGGGCACGCCGTGGATACAGTCAGTTCTGGGCAAACAAAAGCCTGAAATTTATAACCTGGCAATCCGGGAGCGGATCCTTGATACCACCGGCGTTAACTCGATCATCTCTTTTGACAGCGTTAAAGACGGTTCTACCCGCCGAGTAACCTTCACCGCAACTATCGACACTATCTACGGGACAACGACAGTCACAAGCGAGGCATAATGGCTCTTGATTTAACTACGCTGGGGCTTGCCGCGACGGTGACCGCCTCAGGGATAAGTGCGCCCGATTATCAGACAATCCTCACAACCGTAACCGAATATTTTCAGCAGATTTACGGCACTGACGCCTATCTCGAACCAGACAGCAAGGACGGCCAGATGGTGGCTCTGGTGGCACTGGCCATCAACGATGCTAATAACGTGGCGCTGGCGGTGTACAACTCGTTTTCACCGGCGACGGCGGTTGGTACCGGATTATCGAGTAATGTAAAAATCAATGGGATCACGCGAAACAGTGCCAGCAACTCGACCGTTGACCTGGCGCTGACTGGGACCATCGGGACCGCTATCACCAACGGCACGGTAAAAGATGCTAATGGCGTGGTCTGGAACTTGCCCGCGAGCGTGGTGATCGGCACCAGCGGTACCGTCGTCGCCACTGCTACATGCGCAACTGCCGGAGCAGTCGCGGCACTGGCGGGAACCGTGACCCAGATAAATACGCCTACTCGGGGATGGACGTCGGTAACCAATGCGCTCGCGGCCACGGTCGGCACGGCGGCAGAAACCGATGCTGAATTGCGCGACCGTCAGGCATTAAGTACCGCACTGGCTTCGCTAACGCCGTTTGACGCCGTTGACGGAGCGATTGCCAACATCAGCGGTGTGACCCGTCACAAGCTGTTTGAGAACGACACAGAAGTGACCGACGCCAATGGTATACCGCCGCATTCGCTCTCGGCGATAGTTGAAGGGGGAGACGCCAGTACAATCGCGAGTACTATCCGGGGGACTAAGGGGCAGGGCGTATCAACTTACGGCACCACGGCCATTCAAGTTGCGGACAAATACGGTAATCCTCATACCATCAATTTCTCTCGCCCCGTGATTGTGCCGATTTATGTGGCGATCACCTTGCAGGCGTTCACCGGCTATACCTCGCAAGTGGGGGAGGATATTAAGGCGGCGGTGGCTGATTACATCAACAGCCTCGCTTTCGGGGCCAGTGTGCTGCTGAGTCGCGTCTACTCTCCGGCTAATATCGGCGTCGTCAGCGGCGGCAGCTCACAGTATTACGATATTCTCGAATTACAAATTGGCACCTCAGCCAGTGGCGTTGCCGCGGCTAACGTCACCATTGCCTATGATCACGCCGCGTCCTGCACCACTGACAATATCGTGCTCACGGTGACGTCATGAGTAAATACACCGACCTGATAACGAATTATCACGCTAACAAGCCAAAGTTCGTTGATCACATCGATTTATCTACCCGTCCGCTGGTGGATGTTGGGACGGCGATTAACGGGCTTATCACCGCATTTGACATTGATACCGCGGTGGGTAACCAGCTGGATATTCTGGGGCTGTGGATAGGGCGCAAGCGGCGCGTAAGTACCCCTATAAGTGGCGTGTATTTTTCCTGGGATACGGACCGCTTAGGCTGGGATCAGGGTAACTGGCAGGGGCCATACGATCCAGACGATGGTTTCATGGACCTCAGCGACGAAATCTATCGCCTGGTTTTAAAGGTGAAGATTGCTATCAACCACTGGGACGGACAGAACGACACCATTAAAGATTTCATCGATACCGCGTTAGAGGATAGCGGGTTGCGTATGGCTATCGTTGATAACCAGGATATGTCGATTTCAATCTGGCTGCTGCCGGATCCCAATGTGCTGCTGAACGACACCGACAGGATGATTTTAGACTCCGCTTTAAATAGCGGTCCTTTTATCGTGCTGCCCGCCGGTTATAACGTCTCCGCCATCGATGGCAATCCGCTTGACCAGGTCAACAGCGAGCTTTTTTGGGCTGTCCAGAATGGCTATATGACTGTGAAGGCGGCCGGTGTTCGCGTGCGTGAAATTCAAATGCCGTCAGAAGGCTACCAATTTTTTGGTTTCGATATTGATAACGACTATGTGTCCGGCTGGGACAGTGGTGCGTTTGAGGAAAATCTATAATGGCAACAAACAATTTTAAACCTTTTGGCATTGGTTCAAATGCCAACGTTACCGCCCAGGCAGACTATGAAGCGTTGTCCACATTGATATCGGGTTTTCAGTCAGGAAAGGCCAGCTCAGCGCAGATTAATAAAGCTTTGCGTCAAGGCACGGTGATGGCCAGTGTCCTCGCTCAGTTTATCAGCAATGCCACCGGAGAGGACGTACTTGACGACGGAGAAACCGCAACCGTTTTAACTAATCTCATTGCCGCGTTGAACGAGAATGCTGCGGATAACTTCCTGCAAATTGGCAATAATTTCTCAGAAATTAAAGCCGCTGGGGCTTCGGCATTGGCTACCGCATTGACTAATTTGGGTTTGAGTGATGCTGCGCACTTACCTAACTTTGTGGCTATCTCTTCCGGTAATGGATATGAGCAGCGCCCTGTAATGGTGGGGGGTGTTCAAAAAACGTTAGTCAGGCAATGGGGGTTTGCTTTAAGCACATCTACCGCATCAGGCACGACTATTGGTTGGTCTTCTACGTTGCCGTTGGCAATAACTACTTTACTGGGTTCAATGGCATGCCCCGCTAACGGAGCCATTGGTAGTGGGGTTACCGTTACTGTGAATGATATCGGTACCCCTTATACAGGCACGAATAATAATCTCCCTGCCACATCGGTAAGTTCTATATCTGGGGTGGTTTATAACAATTCAGGCGCCACTACAAAAATTGGCATTCGCTGGGAATGCGTTGGCTTTCTTTAAGGGTAAATAAACATGTACGCATTATGGAATTCAACTACCGGACATTATTCATTTTCTACAACGAATAATGGCGGCGTGCTTATAACGACTGCTCAGTATCAGGCGCTTTTAACTGGCGAATCTCAAGGGAGTAAAATAATTCAAGGGGCCAGTGGTATTCCAGCATTGCAGGATATTGTCATCACACTAGAGGAGTCGCGAGAGCAGCAGATAGCTACACTGTCGTCCGCTTGCCAGGAATATCTCTTGAACGGCTTTAAATCTAGCGCATTAGGGAGTGAGTACGTCTATCCATCGAACACTAAGGATCAGCAGAATTTTGCATGTGCTGCGGCGACTGAAAGCACGGCATATCTGTGGTGTTCGACTGGGGATGTGTGGTCCTTGACAGTACACACTGCCGCACAGGTGAAGCAAGTCAACACTGACTGGATGACTTATCTCAATGCCGCCCAGGCAAAACTGGTGTCATTAATTACTAGTGTTAATACATGCGCCACGGCAAGTGCTATCAGCATGGTTGTTTGGTGATTATTTAAGGAATTTTAATGACAGACTTATACAACACCAACAGCGAAGTCCCTTCGAATGCTATTCCTGATTTTAGCGATAACATGAAAGTATTTGATGCTTTTGTGAATAATGAATCGGGCACTGTAACATCAAGAAAAGGCGTTGAACTGCCTGTTTTACAAGAGCAGGTAGGCGGCCGGATTGACGATCTTACAGCGACAGCGCAAGACACTTTGGCCGGGGCGCAAATGTCCGCGAACACAGCTACAGAACAGGCGAGCGTCGCAGGCGCACATGCTGATTCAGCAGCGGCCAGCGCGGCATCGGCAGTCTCCACGCTTTCCAGCGCCGTTAAAGGGGCAAACACCTTTGCGGCCGGAGCAACACTATATTCATTTCTAGATCTAATTAATGATGGAACTAACCTGTATTACTGGACAGGAAGCTTCCCAAAGATTGTTTCAGCAGGCGCAAGCCCGGATGATGACGGGTATGGGTTAGGTTTTTGGGCAGTAGCCGGGGACGCAGTATTTAGATCTGAGTTCAAATCTACGGACGGTTTTAAAAACGTCGGACACGTCGCCTCTTATGCAGACTTGCAGCAGCTTGTGCCTGCATATGAAGGCCAGCATGTGCTATTAGAGTCATTTCGTGATGGCTGGGCAGATCTATTTAAACCCTCCAAGGGGCAGGGAGAGTTTGTCGCTATAAAGGGAAATGTGAATGATGACGGAGGGTCAATATGCCGGGTCAACGACTCATGGTACTGGCTCCGCCTTGTTGATGGCTCATATTCACCTGAAATGTTCGGGGCCTATGGAGATGGTTCCGCAGATGATGCCCCTGCCATCGCAGCGGCAATGCAGGCAGCAAGGAGCCAGGCGGTCGGCTCAAGCTCAGCTAACTGCTACGTTAAAGGGACGGGTATTTATAAAATTGGCTCAACGATTACAGTAACTAACGGATATATCGCCAGCCCTTCAGGACTCAGCCCGAGGGTCGGCTTCCGATTGGAGTTAGCCACGGTAATTGCAGACTCAACGGTCTGGGATGACATTCCTGTTGATTGGTGGAATGCAACACCTGCATTCAGGCCAGGGGAAAGCTCAGACAATCTTACGATTTCAGTGGATCAGTTTGACGGCGGTGGGAAAGCGTCTTTCTTGGATACCAAGGACGGCAGCATCAGCACATCCAGCATTTATGTGGGGCATTCAAGAAATCATATTATCGTTTATAAAAACTTCAAGAACGCCGCTACACAGGGCACGATGAACCGCATATCCGGCCATAACTGGGAGTCTGGTTATATGGGCGCTTTGGTTGGCGCGTCTCCAAGCGCAATTGCTGAATGCCACGAGTTTGACGTCAGATGGTGTGCGAATCATCGCTATCAAGGCCTCAGCCTGCAGGACCATACTAACTATGCGAATGTGATAGCTGGAACCTATGACTTTAATGGGAAATATTCTAGCTGCGTGTCGTTAACCAATCTCACCTCATCTGAACCGACGGATATTGAATTTGGAGACGCGATATCTAATGGCACTATAACGGGCACGGCATTAAGCGCCTTGATGAACTGGAATGGCACCTGGGTATTAATGCTGACCGAAAGCGCAGACAAAACAAATGGTACTTCCGATTATAAAATTGGAGATACCTTAACGTTTGGGTCATGGTCTGCAACGATTAGCGGCATTCAATTATGTTCTACCAATCCCGCTTTTTATTTTGATCTCGTCTTGTGCTGCAGGACTGGGGACTTTAATAAATCCACAGTCATGCCGACTTACTTAGGAGGCCACCGAGGACATAATGATTTCACCAACTTTCTGACCAATCCAAACTCAAATGAAACAACGGGAGCGGTCAATGTCAGAGGGTTAGGCATTTACGGCGGTTCTGATTCACTCTACCTCGGAATCCGGCACTTGTTCGGGGATAATACAGCCATTGGATTTACCTCATCAGGGATGGCTATTTATCAGCCATTATCGCTCGGCAATAATGCTATTTATGGCTCAACGGCGCAATACAATGCCACGGCAGGAACGCAGTTTACTGCCGTAATATTTTCTGCCGCAGACAGTGAAATAAATGCGCATTATTACACGGTGAATATTGGGTCATCGATAAGTGCTCAGTGGGCGCAAGCTGTTGTTCGTGTCGGTGCAAGTGGCATCATCGTGTGTAACTTCATTCAAAATGAAGAAAATGAATATATTACCTTAACCCCATCAGGGCTTTCACTGCTATGCACCGTAGCCGGTTCTGATTCATTGATAACGGTTGCTACAAGGAGGGATATTTAATGTCCAGTTATTTATATGGGGATTTTAGTGACGGGGCGACAGTCACCGCAGGTTGCTATGGGTATGTTATCGTTGAAGCATTACAAAACGGCGCAAGTTATCCGTTATCGATTACTGTTTATTCTGATGCGGAAAAGAAAACAGCTATTTATTCCCGTTCAGATATGACTTTAAAAAAATTGAGCACTGATGACTCTGATGATAGCAATGAGAGGAGAGCGTTGACGAACTTTAAAGACATGCTTGCACCAGGTATGGCACTAATCACCGAGGTCCAATCAACGGAAAACTCGACCATAAACACGACTACCGCAAGTTAATTTCCTCCTATCTCAGTAAGATGCCTCAAATACTAATTATTATCCTTCCAATAGCAAATCCCCAAAGATTATACTGTTTATATATACAGTTTTTGGAGGGGCTATGGGCGCAAAAGAAATTGGTTTTGAGGTGGTCTACAGAGGGGAGTATTACGACTACAAAATTCCAGGTACTTGGGTGTTTTTCCAGCGTGAGAAGCATTATGGCGGCGGGTTTTGGTTAGGCCAGGCATTCGATGATTGCTATCTGTTTGGACTGCCTTGGCCTGTTTCTCTCCGGCAGGGGATGGCTTACCTTTCCTCTCTTAAACCCACTGTTGAGCCAGTGATTGGTTCAGTGGATGATTTTGAGTTAACAGGGGAATAAATCAGGATTGGAAGTAAACAGAAATAAACGAAAATTTTACCACTCTGGAGTGGTTAATAAGCTATTTATCCGCCCTAAATTTTCCCGACGAAATACGTAATTGATATTAAGTAAATGATTTTAAAGAAATCTCAAGGACGGTATTTTTGTTTAATAATTGATATGATTAATGTACAAGGTGTTGAAAAGTAGATGTTTTTTACATTAAATTCTAATTTAGGAATCGTATTCGGTCTTTTTTTGCCCTCTATGAAAATCAATCACTTGTAATAAAATCAACTACTTAACCTCATCGGGTTACCCTGTATTGTACCCAGAAAGAATCTCTGTCGCCATTTTACCGCCATTTTTCTACGCTGTTTTCACCCCCAAAATCGATAACGGATTATTGGTTAATGCATGATTTTTTAGGGTAGTTGTATGCTGTGAGCTTTAGTGCAAGATTGGCCTAGTTTTGCCAGTTAATCAGTTCGTCCAAATCATTGAGCAAAGCCGGAAAGTAACTTTCATCAATACCGAACAAGTCAGTTAACGTAATGCTTTCAACATTGTTTTCAGGTTTTAATACCATCTCTAAGGCAACAG